CTTTTGTTCTATGAAATGAGTCATCAGTTCTAGTATCTTGTTCAAAAATATGAATTAGATTTGAGGTATCCACCAATCGTTTAATAATTGGTAATGCGTAAGTTTCAAATCTGCGTTCAGAATCAACTTCTTTAATCATCACAGTGGTGTCAAAATGATGAAGAAGATATGAGGTAGATAAAATTACGTTTCGTAAACGATCTCCAGTATCAATCTGTAAAGGAACGATAAAGGTTGTATTTTTCAAATCAGTTTTCATCAATCATTCTCCATTCTTCAGGAAACAAGTCCTTTGTTAATTTATCTGCATTATTTGGACCAAACCATTTGGATGGATAAACAACTACTTTATCTTTGACTCTTGATAACCATGCTCCCCACCAAGAGAAAGTGGAGTTAGCAATAATAAAATGAGAACACATTGACATCAAACAGAGATCAACATAAGAGTTATCACTTTCAGATACCAAGAATCTATCACCAGAAAATAAAGGTTGTTCTTTACACCACTTTGGATCATCAGAAAAGATAACTACGTTCTGATCATCAGGAAATTCTTTTAAAGCATTTTCATAATACTTCAATGACAAATTGTGATGATTCAAACTATTGATTAGAAAATCGCCACGACGAATATGAAGTGCAATGCATCCCTGAACAAGAGGTCTATGGGGTTCACATGCTTCTAAGTATTCTCTTTTAAATGTAAACTCATTCCGAATCGTATCTTCGATATGCTTGAAGTATTTTTCAGATTGAAAGTATCCAACGAGACTTATGTTATCTGGACAATTATTCATCAACTCTTCATCAAAATGGAAATGCAATTCTGATCGCACACCATCAGCCAAAAGATATCCAGTTTGTTGTGGATGAATATCAAACACATCAAACAGTTCGATTCTTAGAATGTTTCCTAAAGAATCTTTGATCTGTTCTTTGTGATCTGGAATCGTATAATCATATCCATGTTTGGCAGCAACACCCCTAAGAGCAGCATATTGGAACATCTGGTTTCCCAGTTGTCCCATTCTACCAAGATAATTTAATCCAATCATCAGGCACTATATCCTTTGTATTATTGTGAGAAAGTTTGGGTCCAAACCAAGGGTCTGGTGCAATTATAGGATTAGTTCTATCTTTTTGCAACCATGCACCCCACCAGCTTAAAGAACTAGGAGAAATAATTCCACCATTACAAAGAGTCATTAGACAAAGATCTGTATATGGAATTAAAGACTTTCGATAAATTCCATTACCTTCCATTCTTGCAACTGAATAAGTCTCTTGATTTTCGGAAATTAAAAATCTATCTCCAGAGAAAAATTCTTGTTGCTTAACCCATTCAATATCATCAGAACAAATTAAAACATTTGTATCGGAATCGAAATGAGTAAGAGCCTGTTCGTAGTATTTTAATGTGGGAACAGGATGATATTCTTCTCTTCCAAGTGCATCGCCACGGCGAATATGAATGAAGATAATTTTTTCAAATTGACTAATAAATTCTTTACATGGATCTAAAATACCATCGATAAATTCAAAGTCTTCATGAATTTCCTTCTCAATGTGTTTGAAGTATTTTTCTGTCTGGAAAAAACCATCAATGTTAGTATTATCTTCACAGGTATTGAATAGATGCTCATCAAAATCAAATCCAGATTCAATTACATTTTTTTGACCTGGATTGAATGCACAAAGAGATTCAAAACCTGAAGTTGCCTGCAAAGAAGTATTGGGATTAATCAATCCAATATTCTTATTAGTTAAGTGTTTAAGTTTGAATGGGTGATGAATGGCATAGTTTGCAGTTGTCGGATGATCGTCTGGTGGAATGCACCAGTCATATCCATGTTTAGCTGCAATGCCTCGAAGAGCGGCATACTGGAAGAGTTGATTACCAAATCTTCCATTTGTTCCTAGACGATCATATCCAATCATAAGTTAACCACAAAGAAAGGTTCACCAATGTTATCTTTATTATCAACAAACTTCACTCTATCACCATAAGCAGTGTTTAAATGATCGTACACTTGTTCGGTAACACGCTTATCACTCAGAATATAAACAGAATGACCATGATCAAGAAGGTCTAAGCACAGTTTAAACTGTTGACTTTCTGTGAGAATATCGGTTCCCTTCTTGTAAGTGATGGATTCAAAATAATATGGAAGATGATTCTTATTCATTTCCTCATAGTAGTCACAAATAAATGCAGCGTGTTGCTTATTGATATTATCGGTAACTGTTCCCAGATTATACTCCAATCCAACCTTTTGTGCAAACGCAGCAAAGGAACGATTGTCCCTTGGAAGACATGGGCCTCCATATCCAAATCCATAGTTGAGATATTTTCTTCCAATTCTACTATCAGTTCCCACCGCAGTCAGAACAGAAGTGATTTCATCTCCACAACCAGCATGACGAAGGACATCGCCAAGCATGTTTGCATAACTGATCTTAGTGGTTAAGAAACAGTTAATAGCAATCTTAGTTACCTCAGCAGCTGTAGTTGACATCGAACAAACAATTGCCCGAGTAACTTGAATCTTTTCATACAACTTCCGAATATCAGCAATGATACTATCATTATCATCTAATGGATCGCATCCAAGCAGAACCATATCAGCAGTTCTAAGGTCATGAATGATTGAACCTTGGGCAATAAACTCTGGATTGTAAAAAACTTTTACACTCTTTGGAAGTTGCTTCTTAAAGTTTTCACAGTCTCCTGGATTTGTTGTACAACCGACAACAAAATATTTCCTCTTTGGATTGTTAGTAACTTCTTCTTTGATGTCCTCTACAACATTCCAAACCGAAGATACATCATAAGATCCATCTTCCAATGAAGGAGTTGCTACAAGAGTGTAAATCAAATCACACTCCCGTATAACTTCTTTATTGTCTGTTGTTGCTCTAAAGTTTGTAGCAACTTTGAGAAAGTTTTCTACTTCAGGCTCATTTGTTTTAATTTTCCTTTTGTTTAGATCGGCAACATAGTCTTCTCGAACATCAGATACGAGAACATCATATCCTGCTGCCTCACACAAAAGAGCAAAACAAATGCCAAGTCTACCTGCTCCAATAACTCCTATTTTCATTTCTTTAATTTAGCAGTAATTAACAGATGCCAACCAAGATTTTTTTCAAGCGTCCTGAACATTTCAGGCGGCATAGATTCAAACCAAGGTTGCTTTACATATTCTCCATTCTTGTAGGGTTCTACTTGATATGGGAAGATATGATCTTGTTCGATAGAGACAACCTCATATCCATCAAGTAATTCTACCACATCTTGTTTAGTATATGTCTTTGCGATGGGGCAACCATATTGAGCTTCTGGTTGATCAAAACCAGATTCAATCATATAGTTCTTCCAAGAATCTTTTGCATAAAGCATAATCTTGAGAACACTATTCTCATTCATATACTTTTTAATTTCTGCAATAATCTTTTCGGGATAAGGACTGTGATGAATTACGCCGAAAGAATAAATCAAGTCATAAGTTTCTACTGGAACAAAAGAAGAAAGTTCTTCTGCATTACCAGAGTAAAACTTTGCAGTTTGTTCATAGACTTCAAATCTTTTCTTTGCAAGTTCAAGACTTGATTCGGAAAGTTCTACTCCAGTATAGTCAGCACCAGAAGAAGCAAAATTGATTCCAGCGGTTGCAAGACCACAACCAATCTCCAGAACTTTCTTTCCACTCCATTGTTCAAAATTGGTAAACCCAAGAATATGAGGCTCTACAAAAAACTTTTTTGCTTCTACTTCATTAAAGTATTCCTTTGTACCAATTTCTTTCTTGGAATGTTTTACGTTGCAAGGACGATCATTCCAGAATTTTTTTACTTCATTAATAGTCGCTGTCATAGTTTAAATGTTGGGATAGGTTCCATCTTATGTTTGTTTTGGGTGTTGAATTTCTGAAGAACTTTCACACCAGGGCCAGTTCCGTATTCCATTGCTTCTTCCAGTTGAACATACGAAGCTCCAAGTTGGTCTTCATCTGTTCTTCCGTCGTCCCAGAGACCATCTGTGGGAACAGCGTTAATAATACGTTCTTCTACGCCAAAGTGTTTACCAAGTTCCCATACCTCAGTCTTATAAAGATCTGCGATAGGAGCAATATCAATCCCACCGTCACCATATTTAGTATAGAATCCTACACCATAATCTTCAATCTTATTGCCAGTGCCAACTACGAGTCCACCAACGGTTGTAGCAACCTGATACAAAGTCACCATACGAAGACGTGAACGACTATTAGCAAGAGCATGAGTATCTGCACCATACTCACGCATTGTGAACTGAAAGGTATCAAATACTTTGGTAAGGTCAAACTTCTGAACAACTACATTGTCAAAGTTTGATTGAAGCCATTCGAGATGAGCATCAGAAAGAGACTCTTGTTCTGCTTTCTGATAGATGGGCATTCCAAGTGCGTACACAGGAAGACCAGTCTTGGCAGCCAAGGTAGACGACACTGCAGAATCAATGCCACCAGATACACCAATAACAAATGCTTTAATATTAAATTGTTCAGCGTAGTCTTTTAACCAAGAAACAATACGTGTTTCAAGTTCAGAATAATTTTCAATACGGTTCATGTCAGACTTGATGATAAAGAACAGTTTCTAGTGATTGTTTTTGAATTTGCAATTCAATCCATGCATATGTTTTAGCAATACCTTCTTCAAGGGTCATGGAATAGTCCCATCCTAACTCAGATCGAATCAGATCGTTGTTACTATTGCGACCACGAACACCAAGAGGGGCATCAAGTTTATGCACTTTGGTAACAACTTTACGTGCAACTTTAGCCGTGGTATTTACAAGTTGATTAATTGTAACCATTTCTTCCGAACCAATATTCACTGGACCAATAAATTCAGAATCCATCATACGACGAGTTGCTTCAATACACTCGTCAATATACAGGAAAGATCTGGTTTGCAATCCATCACCCCATACTTCAATGGATCCTCCAGTGGCAGGAACACAAGCTACTTTACGGCAGATTGCTGCAGGGGCTTTTTCACGTCCACCTTGCCAAGTTCCTTCGGGCCCAAAAATATTGTGGTAGCGAGCAACGCGAACTGGAATGCCATAATTGCGATGATAGGCAAAATACAGTCTCTCTGAAAAAAGTTTTTCCCATCCGTACTCGGAATCTGGGTTTGCCGGATACGCGGACTCTTCACGACAGTCGGGATTATCGGGGTCAAGTTGATTATGCTCAGGATACATGCAAGCAGATCCAGAATAGAATACCTTAGTAACATTCTTACCAAGGAAATCATTATACTTTCTGACTGACTCTAGGACATTCAAGTTGATTGTTGCAGAGTTGTGCATAATGTCAGCGTCATTTTCTCCAGTGAAAACAAATCCTGCACCACCCATATCAGCTGCAAACTGATAAATCTCATCAAATGCCTGAAGATATCTTGAGGGAACAAACTTATAAAAGTTTCCAGCGTCACCTTTATATTGAATCACACGTTCAACAAAAGTAACGTCACGGAGATCACCAACGATGAACTCGTTTGCTTCAGTCTCAGAAAACTCTGGACGCTTCAAATCTACACCACGAACCCAGTATCCTTCGGAACGCAGTCTCTTTACCATATGACTTCCAATAAAGCCACCAGCACCAAGAACGAGTGCCTTCTTAATATATTGACTCATAAAATAATCAATTCTTTCTCTATATATTAACATAAAAAAAGAGGGTCTGTCAACCCTCTTTGTAACTCCAGGCTCGCCACCAATTCTTTAACTGGAAATTGGAAACCAGGCGGGGTTGCCCCATCCGCACCACTTGCCTTTATGGATAGGCAAGAAACCAATAGGGGTCATATTGACTCCACCAGTGCTGTTAAAGTCCATCCGTGACTAAGGGGGTTTACTCCCGACCAGGGTTTTTAAAGACTCTCCATGTCTTCGTCATCTCTGACATAACAAGGAACTCTATCTGGATCTAACCATTTCGCATATTCAATGTCTTCCATTGCTGTAGAACATTGAAGAACATTATCAAAAAGATAAATGTCATTCCAGCGTTTGGTATATTCGTTTTGTTTTTGTAAACGATAATCTGGTTTGCCATTGATTTCAAGAATACCAACTTCTACGAAGCGATATCCTTCACGTTCCAAAAGAACCTTTGGAAGTTTTGTAATCATGCTACCTCAACAGTTTCAAGATCTGAAGAAATATACTCCATCAAGATTTCATAATCATCAAGAGGATCTCCAGAAAAGACTACACCTTCGTTCTCATAATAACGACGAACCTTTTTGAAAAGTTTCGGATTCTTTACATCAAGGTAGAACTCGCCGTTTGCTGCACCACGAAGAGTTTGAATGTCTTTCTTGAATTTTGCTGTAAGAGTCATTGTTTTGAATGTTGACCTTAGTATTATACAGGTTTGACAGGGTTTCTGTCAAGTGCTCGTTGTCAGGATTGAACTGACCTCTGCCGATTTATGAGATCGGTCCCTTCAACCAGATGGGTAAACGAGCATTTTGGGCGAGGGTGTCTGACCACGATAATCTACGATTCAGCAGAGGGGACCCTTCGTTTAATACAACGTTCCTTGTTGCACCCAATAGGACCGCAGAGAATTGAACTCCGTTCACACCGTTATAAGCAGTGGGCCTTAACCAATAGGCGACGATCCCTTATGATCCTTCCTCGTGATCTGTGTGGATGCGTATGACTTCATCATCCACATTAGGTTTTTGATCTAGTGCATACTTTATAGTTTCATTATAAGGAACTATTACCACACTCTTTCTACAATCTCTTATGACAAATGACTCTCCATTCTCAACTCTATCCATCAAATTATCAAAGTCATTTTGAAACTCTTTGACTGTAAATGATTGAAGTTCGTTTAGTTCTTGATACATTTTCATAAAGGTTTATGAATCCGGATACTTGGATTTGAACCAAGATTATTCCTGCTCCCAAAGCAGGTGCCATGACCAAGTTAGGCGATATCCGGTTAAAGTTTTAATTCACTAGAGTGAACTGCTGCGTGGCAACAAGCACATAATAGCACACATTCTCGTATTTCGTCAAGAATTCTTTGTTTTGCCCATCCACGTATTCCATAAAATTTGGAATCTTTTTTAGATGGATCTAAATGATGAACTTGAAGTGCAGATGAATATTTATTATATCCACAAGAAATACATTTTCCTCCCATCTGTTCTATGAGAAACTTTCTTTTACTCTGTCCCAATTCAAGAGTATATTTGTTGTGACAAGAACCACAAACACTTTTTTTATGCCCATAAAATTTTGACGGATTAGTTTCTCCACAATGACCACATTTATGGGTTTTCATTTTGGTAGATAAGATTGTTCTACCAAATAT